GAAGATTTGGAACCGATATGCGTGAAAACATCCCCTGGCTATCCTTTTTGTCTTGACAATAAAGCTTACGGCAAACGTTGCTGGATCGATGTTGAGAACAAAACTATCGAGCAATCATTACGAGACAGGATAGAGCAAAAAGAATGTGAGCTGCGAAACGGAGTTTTGACCGAGCCCTTCCTATTCAAGGATTCTCTTAAGGATGAAAAAAGAAAATTGGCACACACCGATTTGAGTGATCCCACCAAAGTCAAAACTCGCATGTTTTCTGCTTCGCCCATGGACTTGACTTTACTACTCAAAATGTATTATGGTGCTTTTTTTCAGCACATGACGCGAAACCGCATAACCAACACCTCAGCCGTTGGCATCAACCCTTACGGGCTCGATTGGGAAAGATTGGTCCATCACTTGAGAGAGGTTGACGACTTAGCGGATGATGGGGATTACGCAAACTTTGACACCAGCGAATCTGCCTCATTAATTCTCGCTTTCTTGAAAGTCGCCAATGACTGGTATGACGAACCAGAGCATGATGATATTCGAACAATGCTTGCCGAGCAAGTTGCCTTCCCCTACCATATATCACGTGGTAGAATTTATCCGACGGATGGAGGTTTGCCTAGCGGAACATACGGCACAACACATATAAATTGTGGCGTCAATCTGAGCCTTTTCATTCTAGCCTATAGGGAGGTTACTGGTTTCGGTATTCAAGATTTTGCTCACCACGTGAGGCTTGTGACTTACGGCGACGACAATATTTTCAGCGTATCCAAGGAACGGTCACAATTTACATCAACAGCTATTGGTAGAAGCCTACAACAATTTGGCTTTACATACACACCCGTGAATAAGGATGCGTTGGAGACACAAGCTCGCGCGATCGAAAATTGCACCTTCTTGCAGAGAGGTTTTGCCCACCAAGGTAAGTATTGGAGAGCACCGCTCAAGTTGGACAGCTGCGTTGAAATGATGTTGTGGATCACTAAAAGCCGTGATCCTGAAGAAGCCATGATGGATAACGTTCGCACGGCCATGGAGGAATTGGCCATAACCCAACCAACAGGGGAAATACGCGACCGCGTGGCGCGGTTTTTACAAGCCAGAGGCTTGTACGAGCATCTCTCACACAATACAGAGAGATTAGAAATCCTGGATAGGGATTTCTTCTAAGAAAACCAAAAGACTGGGAAGTGTGAACTTGCTTGGTACACTCGCTATCCAAGTACTGCTGCTTCCCTTTTAACGACGCGAGAACACTCCACACCTCATATGATCTTAGAATGTGTGGAAAATACAACAGATCGCCCAATTAAGCAACAATGTGGATAAAATATTAAGCGGAGCTATCGGAACCTCCGCGCCTCAAACCAAATCCCTAAATGACACCGTGCGTGATTATATACAAGCCAACCCTTCCGCCAGTAAATGGATAGGAGGTTACTGGAGTGACCAAGAATATAACACGCAGCGCGAACAGGCTATGAATTCAGCACAAGAGACAAAGACCGAGAGGGCGAAACGCTCCATACTAGACCCTGGTAACCTGCTACAACAACATAAGGCAGATACTGAAGGGCAAGGCCTTTTATCAACCAATAACCCCGTAGCTCGCCAACAAGAGCTAACCACCTTCCAGGATTCTGACCAGACAATGCGTGAAATAGTCCCATTCTGTAATAAATTACATGCTAGACTTCGCGCTTGCGACGAAGTTCACTCGGACATAAAACGCATCCTCGAACGCCCCACACTATTACCACCTTTAGTGTGGAACGCCACGTATGAGAAAGGCACGATTATTGGATACTACAACTTACCTCACGATATATTGGCATACACCAACAAGCTAATAAAACTCGCAGGCTTTCAATACTGGAAAGCTGATTGTGTATTCCGCATCCACCTTGTTTCCCAGACTTTTCAGGCAGGACGTGTTTGGGTTTGTTTCGATCCGTACAGGTCCCAACGTGGAGGCAATATTGCGAGCAATTTGACGCAATTCTTATGTCTATCAGGCGTATCGCTTGACCCATCTCAACCATTACCCGTTGACTTTAGGGTACCCTTTTCTTCTATTCTCGCTATGTGGAACACTAATAAGCAATCTACAGCAGGCCAACTCATCTTCGTTGTTCAAAACAAACTCTCAAGCGCATCAACATCTGAAAGTACAACTATTCAAGTTAGCGCTTGGTTCGACGAAGTGGAACTTAGCATGCCTTCAGCCAACGCTGTTTACGTGGCGCAAGGTAACTTTGAGCGCGAACAAGATCAAGCAGCCAAAGGCTCTATTTCTACTGGTTTTGCGAAAGTCTCCGAAATAGCAGGCGAAATCATGCATATACCGCTAATACAACACATTGCTACTCCCGTTTATTGGGCTACCAAAGCAGCGAGTAAATTAGCTAAAGCTTTTGGTTTTGCCAAGCCAAACAACGACGTTGCTCCAATTCGCACTATATCGCAGCCTGGAGCCACAATAACCAACTTTGATAACATTTCCAATGCCCTCAGCCTTACTCACTCGGCGAAATATTGCATTGACCAAACGAGCAATTTCACCGCCGAAGTGGATGAAATGGACATTTCGTATATTGTGTCAAACATGACCATCGTTTCAACCCTTAACTGGGCAAAATCATCCATAGCGACTACAAACCTTGGCACAATACCAGTGTTTCCAGGATTATCACCTGTTGTTATAGCGGCGTCTGGCGATCAATTTTACGAATCATATGATGTGGGTCCTATGGCATATGTAGCCTCAATGTTCGGACAATGGGGCGGAACCCTCAAATTCAAGTTCGAACTCGTAGGGACAGCTCTACATTCAGGCAGATTAGCCATAGTCTATTACCCTTTCTATGATTCTCTCACCCTTCCTGCATTCAATGCCCTCGGTGACAACTACAACATCATGTGGGACGTGGCTTCGAACCCTCAGATTTCATTTGAAATACCCCACACAGCACAAACACCTTACCTGCTGAACTATATTGACACCATTGACCTTGCAACGCTCATCACAGCGTCATCTAGCACAGCAGAGGCAGCTATGGCCCTACGTACCCATACCAACGGACTTATAGGCATCTATGTTGTCAACCCGCTAGTAGCACCCGATACTGTCGCCTCAACAGTACAAATCAACATCTGGGCGGGCGGCGGTAGAGACTTGACTTTCGCAGAACCCAGACTCGGGGTTTACGCACCTGTGGTGTTGTCCCAATTAGCGGACCGGATTGATAACTCAGGTAAGGACTATAACGGAGTGGCTGTTACAGCCGCCTCCAACCATGCTTACACTGCGCAAGGTCTAGCACCCGCCGAGTTGAACACACCATCTCAACCTCAGATCATTATCCTACCCGATGGAACACCCACGGAAGTACAGAGCGTTAGCGTGGTACAGCATGTGCTGACAAGCTTGCCTTTATTGGCCGGTTTGAACATCACTAAAGCTGAGGACGTAGACTTAACTCAACAAGGGCAATTCAAAGCCCAATCCAATCCGGGATTCGGTTCATCTGACTTAATGAACCCTACGACCACCTCTTCACAGAGAAACCCTTTTCCAAACTTTATACCCACGTGTTATCTCGAACCGCGTGAACGAGCCAAGCTCGTGCATGGTGAACTGATAACCAATTTGCGACAACTCACAAGACAACTCTCAGATGCTTACATCTTACGTTATCCAGATGTAGTGCAAGATGGGCAATTAGACACTCAAATTCCAGTCTCTACAGACGTTTTAGTCTTAGACCCAACATATTTTGGATTAAATGGAGCACCATCTGCATCTTTTCTGACTTCAAGGTGTTATGGCACCATCCGAGGTGGCTCAAAGTATTTTATCGTCGAAGTTCCATCATGGTTAAACATTATAGCGCAAATGTACGTTTATGCTCGAGGCACACGGAGGTATGCAATGAGAGTGCAAGGCAGCAAATGTCTCAACGGCGCTCGGTTCAATTACTTACATTCACCAGATGGTGATGGAGGCATTTTTGAAATTACGCGATCTTTGGCCGTGGGCGTCAACTTGCCTTCAATTCAACCATATTTTTACTCTGA